GAACCTCTCACACGAGCACGTAATCTCATAAGACTGGCAGTAGATCTACTACTAGATCGAGATCGGGAAGTACCACGCATCAAGGTTCTGCCCCTCACATATTTGGACACGCTAGTGGGCGAAGTCGATCTCGATCGCCCACCACCATAACGTGCCGCATACATAGCAGCGCTGCCAATAACACCATGAGCAGCAGCAAGGCCAAGATGTAACCGATTACGCCGACCTGGAGGGTTTGCATACTGTGAGACCATTATGCAGGGGTTAGGCAGCCACACAGCCATTTATAGGCCATTTCGGCGGCCACAAAAGCCCGCCGAGGAGGAGAGACTCGTAATATTATAGAGTCTCTCTTTCCGGATTAGGAAAGGGAGGAGGAGGAGGATAGGATAAAAAGGAACATAAGCCACCCAGAATTTCAGAGTTTATTAATAGTGACTCTATGGGTTCTTCTTTTGATCGCAGGATCCTCCACATTCAATGGCCATTCATTACACGTAAAAACCTTATAAATACCAGCAGGAATAAACGCAGTACGGTGACGACAATGAATATCTGAGGGGTTTTCAAAATCCACCAAATGAATTTGCGCGGTACGAGGATAATGATTAAACTCAACATCATCGAATATAATGGATTTATGAAACCCAGGACGAAACTTCTTTAAAGTATCAATATGACGCACAAATAGCGCGGGCTTGGGCACATTACGCTTGGCCCAAGTAGTTTTCCCTGTGCCACTAGCACCACGAATAATTAACGCAGTTTTAGCATCTCGGTTAAACTTATAGTTCACCAATTCATCACATAAAACACCTTCATGCTCATCACCTTCGATAGTGCACAGGTCATTTTTCATACGTTCCCAATACCACTGCGCATATTGAAACGATATCTTCTTATTTATACAGTATGCCATCCACTGTTCTTCAGTGTCCATACTTTGCAAGACTGTTTCGATGTCCTCTTCAGGTTCTTCTTCAGGACCATCGATATAATCCCCCCCTTTCTTGGTATAAGTAATACACGCCTTCCAGTTTCGGGGATCTTGCTTATTGGGATGAATGCCGAAGGAATCAAGCCAGTCCACACCATGTCGTTGAATTGAGGTAAATTCAACACAGGCATGTAAATGAGGCTGTCCGTCTTCGTGCAATTCTCGCGCAACCACATATGATTTGACGGTCGCTTTGGCTTGTAAATAAGCGACAAGCTCTTGCGGAGAGCGGTCGAGAGTGGGGAAAGTGAGAAAGAATCGCTTTCCATTATAGAATGAGGGCATGGTGGCTGAGTAGTGTGTTTAAATTAAATGTACATTATTGTTACGGCTCGCTCACGCGAACCTCCACTCCCCTTACCGGACCCTAACCCTAGGAACCGGACCCTAACCCTTAGGACTAACCCATAAGGAGTACTTCTCTTTTTCTTTATCGATATATTAGGGCACCTTCCCCTAATAGATACCACGACCGTTTATTTATTATGTTTAATCCATTTATTTCTTTCGAAACATGTACCAAATTTCACTGCCCTCGATGCAAAAGACAAGATAAACGCCACGGACAATGGTGGCGTTCAGACAAACAAGCTTTGATAAAATTGTTAAGTTACAAACCCGAAGGTCCGTTTAATAAGGCCCAATAAAGCCAATTTTTTTATTCTATTTTTTTTTCTTTTAAGTGCTTTCCACTATTTCTGAAGCCGAATACTTCGGCAAAGCTGCCTTATGGGCAGACTTAGTAGTTATATAAGCACCATAAGTATACTCTGCCTCAAATCTACAATTTACATAAGACAGAGCACCAGTATTAATAATTTCCTTCAGAGCAATTAATTGACAAGGAAATATAGTGTAAGTCGTAATAGACCCAGTAGCAGAAAATGCAGCACGTAGTGTTTTAAGCATCTTCAAAAACTTCATCTTTTTGTTCACCTTCAATACAGATGTCTTAATTTGACCTGGAGTCAAAGTAACACGAGCAGCAGCAGTCGAATTAGCAAACACCTTAGGAGGCGGTGGATTTTGAAAGGCAACAGGCAAAGCAGCAGCACCAAATGTTCTAACAACAGTATTCGCAGTAATTGCCTGAAATAAATACATGTTATCCCTGCGAATCTTCGGAAGACCAGAAAAGTTATAAACAGTTCCAATAATAGGATTGCTATCCACACTTTGTGCATCATAAGATCCACCAACAGCACTCAACGTGCTGTTCTGAATAGATAGCTTAGACATCCCACCAAAATGACAAGTCATTTCTTCAAAGAACATAATAGCCAAAGTAGTATCAAAATCAGCCGGTCCGGGAGAAGCATTAACATAGAGCGTTCGTGTCAAGGTAATAGCCATCGGTTCCAAAGTATTGGTATCACTAGCCAAAGCAGCCGCAATACCGTAATTGGTCCACACAGAACGCAAAGCAGTAACAATTGTCCCAATTGTTGAACCAGTCAACAGAGTAAAGGAATTAATGGTCTGAAATACATTATCACCAGCAGCAGTTGCAGCATTACCACCTGTGATAATAACTTTCAACAACTGCCCCTTTTCAGAACCACCTCCAGACCCAGACAAATAACTGGGAATAATATCATCAATTGATCTTGCATCCCAATTCAAACCTTTGCGAAATAACTTTCGCAACATCGCCGCAAACGCCGACTCAATCAACTCCAACGCAGTTAGAGGAGTATGCATCAAATACACACAATTAAGATCGTTAACAGTTCCATACTGATCTGTAACATACGAAAAACCATTATTGGCATATTTCGAATCAATTTTAAGTCCAGCTTGAGTTGGACTGGCAAACTTCGAAATCTCACGAGCACCCGATATACCGGCACGACCGCTACGACGGGAAAAAGAAACAGGAGTACGAGACGCAGAGCGCATACTAGCATTGCTAGAACCTCTCACACGAGCACGTAATCTCATAAGACTGGCAGTAGATCTACTACTAGATCGAGATCGGGAAGTACCACGCATCAAGGTTCTGCCCCTCACATATTTGGACACGCTAGTGGGCG